TATTCGTCCCACGATGTGAATACTTCTGGTGATGTTAAGTAATGCACACTATGTGTCCAGGTTCCATAATTTGAATAGTTAAAGTCCAAATCATCTATCTTGATTGCTGCGTTATAACCAAAGTCAGCAAAGAACGGAAGTTTCATAGAAATTAATGGTATGAATTTATTATAAGAACACATTTCAGATTCCAACACATATCTTGAGAAAGTATTATCGAAATCTAGCGTACACCAATAATGTAAGATCAGAAAATGTGTAATAGTTTCTGTCCAAGGTGACATATCTTCGGTAGTAGATACTTTGAAACTATGGCCACTACCGAAATATATATGTGTAATTTCTTCACCATCATATTGTGCCAATCTTCTTGATATCTCTTCAATATCTGGTTCACCAATTACATATAGAGTTCTTTTACCTCTTGCATATGTATTCTCTGGATAATCACCAACTATAAACTTAACATCCGCTGGGATGGTTTTTGTTTGAAATTCTCTATCCACTTACTTACTCAATGCCGGAATGATATAACTGTATTCTCCAATACCACTATCAACTGCAATTTCCATTGCACCCTTGTCACTGATTCTCATAGTCTTGTCACCATCTAAACTAAGAATTTTAATAACGGCAGTCATTGGCCATTTCCATCCACTATTTAAGGTTCCAGAAACATTAGATTCAAAAACAAAAGTTCCTGCGTGAGTACTTACATCACCAACCGAAATAACTAAATTTCCATCTTTTGTGATTGTTGAGAATTTAGTTTCTGCAGGATTGATTTGGGATTGCATCTTTAATCTTTGAATATTTAAATCCGTAGGATTAAACTCCACATCCCAGTCAGCACCTTTGAATGTTCCGACATTAAGTTTTTCGTTAACCATTTCTTGTGACATAAATCTATAGTCATTTGAAAAATCACCAGTTTTATTATCGAAATGTAAACCAACTGGAACTTCTGCGTCGTTTCTATTTTGACGAGTGACTGTGATTCTTGCGTCATTAACATATTCTTGAGTATTAAGAATAGTTTTAAGGTTGTTTAGATTTGGCATACCAAAAGTTCCAGAAAAGTCATTAATCTTATCTTTGAACTTTGCATTAAGAACTACTGTTTGATCTGTTGCCATTGCATTGATGTTTGTTCCCGCATCATCACCAGAAATTTTGACTAAATCAATAGTTCCTAAATCGTGTGTATGTCTTACTAAATCGATTAAATAATCTCTCATACGAGTTCTCCTTTTATAATGTTAAGTTGTATTATATATTTGTTGATATATATAAAAATTGGCTGATTTACCTAAACAAATATTTCGGTAAAATTTATTTAAGTATGCCCAAACACTGTCCACCTCTGATGGATGAAAGTGTTCCAGATTTCTTGATTTCTAACCAACTGACATTAGATAATATGTCATTGTATGATTCGACAATTTCAAATCCAATTTTGTTCAAGATCAAAGAAAGTAAGTGTAAAGGAGTATATGAAAATCTCCCTTTTTCAAATTGGTTCACTGCGATATCTAAATCACAATTATTATATGTAAATATACAAGTTCCACCATCTGAAACTAAATCATAAATTTCAGTCAAGTATCGTTCAATAACATGAATAGGTCTGTAATTAAAATAGTTATAAACTACAACTAGGTTCATTTGTCCTTTGGGTAAATGTCCAAATAATTTTTGATCCCTTTCTTCATCGATAAACGAATACCTAATTCTTTTTTGAAACTGAGTTGTCCATTTTTCAAAACTTTGAATAGGTCTTAGATGTTTTGGATTATCATCCATAATATATAATGGATCGGAACCTATTATATGATCTACAAATTGTCCATATTCTGGTCTAATCCACAATGCTGCATATTTCCACGAACTGTGTGATTTAAGTCTTGATATAAAATAATCTGATACTTTTGGCTTATATATTAAAGTTTGATACAAGGCATCTGTGAGTAGGTAACCTTCTGAATCATCTTCGTATAATTTATAACTTTGTAATAGATACTCTTTTTCAGTATTTCGGATGACTGAATCAACGCTGTCTTTATATCTGTTGTATTCTTTTTTGAAATCGTTTAACTTCTTTTCAAATTCTTTTCTTGTGTCCTTTAACTTTTGTAATTCAGATGAACATATTTCAGATTTGTCACATGCATTCATCACATTATCAAATTCAACTTTTATTAATTCAGAGTCAATATCTGTATTATTAATAGTATTTTTATATTTGACTAGATGACTTAGTGGTTCTTTGATATTCATGCAAAATCGAAGAGATCGTTTATAGTGCTATTTATATTAGTTCTATTAACCACATCCCAATTTAGTACACCGAGTAGATTTTCTATCTTCTTATCAATGACAGTTTCTTCCATCAAATCATCATCAAAGGGTAACTCTTTATACCACTCTGGTACATTTAATTCATCGATTGGTATTGCAATACTGTTGATACCGTAATTGTTTGGTTTCAGTTTACATACAATGGTTTTCATTCCATCTGTGATATCCATTGTCTGGTTATCACCATTAATTTTCTTCACATTATTCCAGTTGATAGATGCTCGTACATGACCAGGAATTGTGACAGATATCTTTTCTTCTTTCTCTTTCTCCCACATCTTAGTGTAATAACTAAGTTTGTTGACTCGTTTCGGTGTTCCTTTCTCCCAACTGGGTTTTTCACGAAAGGTTCTTTTGAACTCTTTGATTTTTTCTAGTATCTCATCTTTTGTTTTATCGGATAACAAATCATCCAGAATATCTTTAAGAAAATCTTGAACAACAATTGGTGTATCTGATCGCTTGAGGTCTAATCCCATTGCTTTAACTTTACCTGGTTTACCATCTACATCGTATCGGTTACCCTCATTGTCATAAACCATAATTGCGTATCGTTTCTTTTTAATAAACAACCCACTGAGACCAGTAACCTCACGACCACATTTAATAATCTCACCCTTATCTTGTGGAGTATTGTGTGCAGTTTTCATATACTTTGGGAAACTCTCGTTTATCTTGTCGGCAATCTCTTCATATAATCCAGTTGCAATATCTTTATTCCATTCCATCGAACCAGATTTAACATCATCTTTAATTGCTGGCCAAGCACTAAAATAACAAGAGTCTGTATCACCATAAACAATACATTCCCCAATGTGGTCGTACTTACCAGTCATACATTCATTGGCAAAAGCATCCATATGTTTAGCAATTGAACGCCCAGTCAGTGTAGTTGATTGTCCGATTCTTTTATCGAAGAAACGACAGTGTTTATTTAGAATCGCACCATATAGAGAGTTAAGACCAATCTTTTTAACGAGTTGTCGTTTATCCCAGAACTCTATTTCTTTGGGATCAGTGGATTCTCGTTTCTTGGCTTGCATTTCTTTTCTTTCTGCATACCATCTTTCTAAGAGACCCGGAATAATTCCTTCTTTTTCATATGTAAAAATAGTTCCATTGGCACTGAGTGCAAGATTACTCTTTCTTTCGAATATGATGGAATATAGTTGCATTGTTGAATGTTGTGTACTATTACCATCTTCCCAATCAACAATAACTTTAATATCTTTCCACTGTTCCATAACAGCAGTGTATTCAATTGTTCCAAACAATCCTTCCCACGCACCAGCAAACGAAACACCCTTACGAGATTTACCATTCTCATCAGTCTGGTCTGCCATCTTACCTTTTATATATTCTTCTGTTGCATCTAGTCTAATTTGACCCACAATAGTTTCTGGAGCCATATTTAATGCACGAATAACAGAAGGATAAAGTGAATTAATATCCACTGAACCAATCCATTTATGGATACCCACTTTAGGTTGGGCGACATAGGCACCTGCCGCTTGAGTATTTTCACTTTCGTCTCTATTTCTATCTGGTACAACGAAACCTCTTTCGTGGGCTTCGTTAATAATTGCTTGTTCAGTAACACCAACAGAACCCATAGTGGATGGTATAGTCACTGTGTTTGCGTGTGCGATTTCATTCGCTAAGTCAATAAACTTGAGTTTCTTATCAAGTTTTGCTAAAAGCATTGTATCCTGACGAGAGTAATCAATAAACTTTTCAAAGTCTTGGTTGTATAACTGATCTAATGAACCAAGGTAAGCAACTTTTTTATCACCCAATTCATACTCTGAAATGGTATCGAGTGAATATGAATGCATTTCGTGATATGTATATTTTTGATATAGTTGCATATAATCCAGATGGATACGACCAGAGAATGTATAAGTTTCTTGATCTGCACCATATCTTTCATATTCTTTTTTCTTGGGCATCATATCGAATAGACAAAACTTTCTGTTTGTGTCTGCATCCAAAATACGGGCAATACGATTTACGAGATATGGAATATCAAATCCTTCACTGTTCCAACCACTAAGTATGTCCGCATCTTGGATTAACTCTAAGAATGTCAATAACATATCATCTTCGTGTTCAAACATTATTGTATTCTCGAATTTACTTGCAATACTATCTGCTTCGTGACGATTCATATCACGAGGTGGAATTGCAAGACATATTAAATCATCCGTCCAGTCAAGATACAAAGACACAGCAGTGACTTTGTTAAATGGATTTTCTGGTGGTGCGAAACCTTTCTCTAAGTCGAAGTCGGTCTCGATATCAAAGAATACAGTGTGAAGATTAGGTGAATGTTTATTCTTATAATGTTCTTCTAAACATTTGTTTACAACATTGATATCACTTTCATAGAGTTTTTTTCCTCTTTTTTGTGATTTCTCAAAGTTGAATTGTTTCTTGTGTTTTGCACTGACACGGGCTACTGGTGTTCCATAGACACTTTTAAATTTGCCTACTGGACTGTCATAGTAGAACTCATATTTCGGTCTGAACTCTTCTATGACTCGTTTACCATTTATACGAGTACTGACTAAGATTCTATCTTGTTCACCATCGTATACCGCATCAACATATGACATTAATCAGTTCTGCCGACTGTCTCTAAGATTGTTTCAAGTTGATCGAACTCTTCTTGTGATTCGTGGAAATTAAACTTGTACGCAACTTTTAGTGCTTTCTTAAGAACAGTTGGTTTAATTTGCATCTCTTCTGCAACTGCTTTAACTGTATCACGAAGTCCTTCATTTAAAGATTCTACTTCAGACATAACACTGATACCTTCTTTAAATAATTGTTCAAGTTTCTTTTTTTGATCTGGATTAAATACTATAGACATAGTTACTCCCTATTGTTGTGAAATGATATTTAATAATTATACGAACTATGTTGAAAAAAACAGTATGTATATGACCGAAATGGTTATTTAAGTTAAATATTTTTTAACCTCTTTTGCCCATTTG